ATGCCAGATTACTGTTTTTTCCAAAAAGGTAAGGAAGTCATTGCGCTGGAACGCTCTGCCACTGACAAAGCTTCTCAACTGGCAACAGAGGGTTATGAAAGACAGTTTGAAGAGGTTTACGCCACGAATGAAGAAAACGCACGTTCTCGTTTCGTGGATATTCGCAGAAATAACAAGATAGACCACAATAACTTTCTTGCTGGTGCAGGTACTATGCCCCTGATCGGATTTTTAGCAGCAGCATTGGCTTCTTTATTTCGAAAGAAGTAAGCCTAACGACGATTGCACATGGACTCTGGCCTGTTCCTTGAAGCGAGTTGGCCTGCGGTGAGCGAGATCAAGACATTCAACCTCGTACCAAAGCTTCGAGGATGAATCTTTTTTAGTAGTAGAGTGTGTATTTTCGTCTCCAAGATTTTATCAATTGTTAATTACTTATCCGTTCTGTAAAATCTTTATCTTTTGGCCAAAACTGTATTTCAATGGGGTGTGCTAATGGAATTTAAGTCTTCTACCACTAAGTCTGGGAGCTGAATCTCAGCAATGCTCGTTTCAGAAGGATAGTATTTACATGTTTGTCGCTTGAACTCTTTTTTCAGATGAACAGTTATTGTAGTCATATCTGTATCACTGATGGGTATCCTCAAGTCATTGGACAGTCCAGCCATTACGACGGGCATGCATTAAATCATCGTAATAAATAAACTGTACATTCAAATGGAGTTATTATGTCAGGAACAACAAAAACTATAGATTTACATAAAGAAATCGATGAAATTGCGGAAAAAGCTATTGAAGCCTTTGAGCTATCATATGTTAAAACTGCGCATTCTAATCTTCACGATCCGCTGCTGAGATGGTGTGATTTTCTTTTACGCTATATAGCCCCAGCAAAACGTACAATTCTTAAATCAGACCGATTCCCCGTTAATATTTCTGATGATTCAAAAGCAGGACTGCAAAGAATTGAAGATTTATTTACTGCAGGCGGCGACGTCAATCCTTATCAGAGTAAGACATTGACGCTTTTTAACGACACCAGTGGTAAAAAAGAAAAGAAAAGAACTGATGGCCTCTGGGCGGACTGGGGTATCCATCACCTGCATCTACCACTGAATCCGGTCGATTCAATGAATAAGTACTCGGACCGCTCAGAATGGGTGTTATTCCTGAAAGTTTACAATGATGCTGTGCTTTTTATCGATATAAAACATCATGATAAAGATGTTGAGCCCAATCTTTATTCTCAACGAGATTTAGTTGAGACCTTTATTCGAAACTGGCCTGATGAAGCCGAACCTTATCATATGAAGGGTGCTATAAGCTTGGCTAACACTCAACCCATTACCGATGCAGATATAGCAAACATGAGGAACAACGGAATAAACATGCCCTTCGAGGTAGACGGAAAAATTTATGCGCCAATCGGTATGGGGATGACTACAGCAGTGACTGCCACGCGCGTTTCAGTATTCAGCAATAGAATTTCTTATTATGCAAAAGAAATTGAAAAGACATTAATGAATGTAGACGGACCATTCCTGAAAGAATTAAAATCTAGTGGCATAGATAAGCCTGAATTTCAGATAATGATGTTTGATGACGGTGGGTTGGGTATTCATGAGAAAGGTACAAATAAGGCTTGGAAATTTCGCAGGGAAAACCCTGATGAACCTAATGATCTTTTCTGCTTATTCAACAACTCCTTAATGCCTTCGTGGGCAGGACCACTTGTGATACACCACTGGAAAAATAATTCCTAGTCAGTAGTTCACTCTTTGGGAGTAAACCGGGACTCATGCACCAGCTTACTCCTTAGTCAAAGCTTTTTCTTTGCATACTCGTAACTTGCTCCCCGTAATATATAAACCTCTTAGTTAGCTACGTTTACTGTTGGCACCTGATAGGCTTTCACCTTAAGTCAAATCACAAAAATAATATTATCGGTACAAAAAAAGAGACCTCGCAATTGCGAGGCCTCTTTTTTACATCCAGGCGATTTGTTGCTGTCCTGTCGCTGTTGGGTGAGGTAAAGCTGGCTTCACTTCGCCCGGCTTAACAATGTAGCGCTCGACCGTCTCAGTCGTGACAAACGTGCAACTGCAATTGATGTTTGTGCACTGGTGATAACGTTCCTTAGTCGTGTCCGTAAAGTAGCGACTGGTACGGGCATGAGCGGCTGTATGGCATAACGGACAATGGAACATTTTTATCACCTCACCTAATGATTTAATAACGCCATTTTATCCATTAAATTCATTTAAAACAAACAGATAAAAAACATTACTCACTCATTAGTTACAGACTCATACTCCACATCCGAAAGCCTCACCTCAAGCTCTACGCCCGTCGTGAAGCCGTTATTGTTGAGGTTATGGGTCACCTTACTGATTAACCATGCCTGCTCGTCTATGACGCGCTTAAAGCCTGATACCTTCACCGGCATTTCAGGATAAATATCGGCCCGGCCGGTCGCGAGGCTGATTGAAAATTCCGCGACTCCACGCTGCAATTTATCCCACTTAGCCTGCGCCGCCCGTATGGCCTGCGCTTTTGATGCGTAAATCGTGGTCATCGCGAAAACATTATCCGCTTCGCCTGCCATATACTCTCCCTCGCGGGCTTCCTGCTCTTTCTGTTTTTTGGCCCTTGCCACACTGCTGACCGGCTGAGCCTTTGGATGCTGGAGCGCCCGAAGATGCTGCTCTTTTGGCTTGCGCTTCAGCTTCACTTTTTGCGCCTGCTTTTGAGGTTTCGGGTCTTTGGTATGCAGCCATTTCGCCGTCACGCCGGTATACGCTCCCCGGTCGGCAATGGCGAATTGATGCCGGTCGCCGTCACTGCGTTCAATGCTGGTTTGTGGAATCGCCTTGCCGCTGACGGTTGTGCCACTCCCGGCTTTCAGCATCAGCAACTTGCCTGCCTTGACCGATACCGCTCCGCCATTGCGTTCAGCAAGGCGGGTTAAAAACACGGCGTCTGATTCCTGCGACTGGTCAATATGTGGGATTGGGATCCCCGCGAGCGATGTCACCACACTGGCTTTTAATTTATTGCGTGCCGCAATGGCCTCTACCACTGCGCCGAGCGTGGTGTCATGCCATGATTCTTCCCGACGTGAATTGAGCGTACCGCGAAAATCCGCACTCCGCGCACGCAGCGTCACCGTATCCGGTGCGCCGTGATGCTCCACCTCATCGACGGTAAAATCCCCCTTGCCGACCAGCGCAAATCCTTTCCAGCCGAGATACAGCGACAATACCGCGCCGCGCACCGGCAGCTCGACAAGGCCGTCGGTATCGTCGAGCTCGATGTCGAGCTGGTCAGCTTCAAACCCGCGATTATCGGTCATCGTCAGATTAATCAGCCGGTCGCTAATATTACCGGTGATGTCCTGGCTGTTGAGGGTCAGCATAAACGCAGGTGTCAGCGTGGCACCTGCGCCGGTCACAATATCCGGCACGGTTAACCTCCTGCCTGTGAGAGCAAATTACCCGCCCGACCGACCAGAGATTCGGCCTGTTTCCCGATATCACCGTAGAGGGCAACAAGCGAGTCATCGACGCGGGTCAGTGACAGTGTAAAGCTGATTTTCCGGGGGGAACCATCGGCAAAAAATACACTCCCCGTTTCACTCACGTTATTGATGACGAACATCCCGTAAATCATCCCGATGCCGGAGATGAGCGGCCACGCGCGCCCCTCATCTGCCATCTTATTCAGCGCCAGCATCGACAGCGTGCCGCCCGTCAGTTCGGGGTATAACTCACCGGTGAGCGTGATTTTTTCCTCACCCGGGCCGAGGAACTGAAACGCGTCGCGCTTCCCGACACGGGCATTCGACGGCCAGCGATAATCCGCACTGCGTTGCAGATTTTGAAACGGGACCGTCTGGCGCATAAAAACAAACATTCCAAGAGCAAGCATCATCGTCAGACTCCTTAATCATGCATCATGCTGGCACGGGCTTTCGCTCGCTTGTTGCGATCATATTTTTCGAGCGCATCCTGTAGCTGGTTCCCGAGCGCACCGCCCGGTGCACCGCCCTGCAAATTAATCTGATATGTCGGGCTGCTCTGGTCGACATAAGTGCGCGGAGCCGGAGCGGTGACCGGGGTATACGCCTGATAGCCACCGGGTGAACGGGTCGCCGGGCTATACCCGCCACCCTGACTGACCGGCGGTGTGTTGGCGGGGGCAGCATCGAGGGAAGTTGATTCTTTTTTTACGAGGCCAAGCTTTTCGAGGATCACATCGAGACCGCCGCGCAGCTTGTTGAAGATGTTCAGCGGTAACATCAGCGCATCGGCCAGCGCCTGACCGAATACCACCCCGGCATTTTTGCAGCTATCCAGTGTGTCCTGTGTGGCTTTCACCGGCGCAATAAAGTCCTTAAACCACTGCCACACGGCGCTGAGCTTCTGCCCGAGACTGTCAAAAACCGGGGCCAGAGGCGCAAACATTTCGCCGACGGGAGAAAAAGCCGCAATAAGGCCCTGCACCACCCCCGAGAAAAAGGCGCTGATGGGCTCCCAGTATTTACGGATAAGCAATGCCCCGGCGACAACCGCCGCCACGACGGCCACAATCGGCCACGTAACCGCGCCGAGCGCGGCAACAATCACCGCCCCAGCCGTTGAAAACACCGTACCCAGCAGGCCAGCCGCTGCAATAACGGCATTTATCCCGGCGATAACCGGCCATGTAATCAGACCAATACCGCCCAAAATCCCAATCAGAGCCAGTGCACCGGTCACGATGTTAAACAGGGTCTTTGTCAGTTCCGGGTTGGCCTTGGTCCATGCGGCCACAGTACCGAGCCATTCCGTCGCCGAACGGGTCAGTTTTCGCAGGGCCGAATCTTCTTTCTCGAAGACTTCAATTTGCAGGTCTTCCCACGCCGACTGGAGGTTTTTTAAATCCCCGTCGAGGTTGTCGGTCTGAATTTTTGCGATGAGCTCAGTGGTGCCGGTGGCGTTTTTAATCTCGCTGCGTTTTTTGTCGAGCGAGCCATCACCGGCAGCGGCGACAAGCTTAATCGCGCCCTTCATGGCTTCTTCACCGAAAATCACCTTAAGGTATTCGCCGGTTTCAGCGGTACCGAGTTTGTTTTTCACAAACGAGCGATTAATCGATTTGAGGATCTGCTCCACCGGCAGCATGTTGCCTTTGGCATCGCGGGTTTTGACACCGAGCTCGGCAATCGCTTCAACGGCTTTTCCCATCGGGGCCTGAAGCCGGTTAAAGATGGCGCTCGCGCCGGTACCCGCCATCGAGCCCTTGATCCCGTTATCCGCCATAATCCCGAGCATCGCGGTCGTATCTTCGATGCTGGCCCCTGCCGCCTCAGCCACGGGCGCAACATACTTCATCGCCTCGCCGAGCTCGATAAGGCCGGTATTGGATGACGTAAAACCTTTTGTCATCACGTCAGCGACACGCTGAATTTCCGTCGTCGGCAGGTTAAATGCAGACTGCATATTCGTGATGATGTCGGCCGCTTCGGCAATATCCACATCTGCCGCGAGACTCAGGTTAACCGTGGAGCCGGTCGCGGCCAGTACGTCCTCTGCTTTGTAGCCTGAGCGGGCAAGCGTGGTCTGCGTCCGGGCAACGTCACTCGGTGCAAATGCCGTGCTTGCGCCAATATCGCGGGCCTGCTTACGGATCTGCGCCAGTTTGTCATCACCTTTTTCCAGACCAAGGATCGCCTGTGTGCCGGACATCTGTTTATCAAAACCGATGCCCGGTGCGATAAACCGTGATGCACCGTACAGACCCGCCGTCGCGACACCGACCCCGGCCATGCCAGCATTGCGAGCCCCGGCCGCGAGTTTTTGCCCGGACTCATAGCGGGATTTCACGGCCGACAGTTTTGCCTGCTGCGCACTGACGCGCGCCAGCGCATCGCGCTGACGATTGAGCTGTGTGGTGGTCTCACTGATGGAGGTTTTAAGACGGCGCTCATCCCCCGACAGCGTGCGGGTACTGATGCCCGCCTGCTGTAGTTCGCTGCGCTGGCGCTGTACCGAGACACGCAGACTGTTGTATTTCGTTTGCAGTTCAGACGCAGCGCGCTTCGCCGCTTCCAGTGCCTGAGCCTGCGCCCGCGTTGGGGCTGTCGTGTTCCTGAACTGCACCGCCAGTGCGGCCGCTTCCTGTTTCGCGTTAGCGAGCGACTGACCCGTTACCGCCAGTTGTGCACTGGCCTTGCGAAAGCCCTCGATGCGGGATGCCTGACCATTCAGGTCGCGTAACGACTTCTGCGTCGAGCGAATATCCCCCGACAGCGTGTTGCTCGCGGTCTGGATGGATTTAAACGGCCGGGTTGCCTGGTCGACCGCTTTCAGCAGCACTTCGAGTTTAAGGTTATTACTCATTCGTGTTCCCGCTTCGCTGGAGCGCCTTTTCGCGCCATGTGACGAGCTCGGTGAGACTCATCGGAAAGAGTTCTGATGGCCCCCAGTGAAAAATCACTGCAACGTCGGCCATCAGGTCATCGACCGTAAAATTTGCCCCGAAATTTAAGCTGCCGAACTCGGCGACAAAAAACCGACCACCTCACCGGCAAAGCTCAGCAGGTCAGGCAGCTCCAGTGCGGCAACTTCCTGCTCGGTCAGGGTCGGCAGGGTCATGCGTGGCAGTACCTTTATCAGGGCATCAACGTCTGAGTTAGCCACCGCCGCCAGACCGACACCGCGCAGGGTTCCGGCCGTGGGTTTCAGAAGAGTGACCTGTGTGATTTCGGTTTCACCGCGCTGGATGGCTTTTACCAGGGTAATGACGTGTGGGTTTTCAGCTTTTTTCATGGGTTCTCTCACTCAGTATTCAGGGATGCCCGGCCAGCGGCGCTGACCGGGTGAAGATTACAGACCGATATTGCGACGATGCTCCGCAAGGCGGTCGACGCCGTTGACCTTTTCAATCAGGTTGACCGTGTCAATTTCGATAAGCTCTTTGCCGTTATAGGTGAGCTTGTAATAGGTGCAGTCCATTGCGATTTTGGATGTCGCGACCTCGCCCTGTTTGGCCTCGCCGGTGTCGACTTCTTTCTGACGACCACGCAGCACCACCTCAACCGGCACGGTCGCGCCGGTGTCGTCGCGCTGGTATGAGCCCGAAAAGCGCAGCGGCACCGCAGAAGCATTCGCAGCGCCATAGAGTGACCAGATGACGTCATCCGGGAAACCGCCGGTGGAAAACTCCGCCGCCAGGGCGTCATCATCGAGGCCGAGGTCAATCGAGGCAGAGCCATTCATCCCGCCGCCGCGGTACTTTTCGAGTTTGCGGGTCAGTTTGGGCAGCGTCATCGACTGAACGACCCCGAGAAAACTCGTGCCGTCGATAAACAGGTTCATGAGCTTTAACGTACGCGGTAATGCCATGATTCAGGCTCCTTATTGGCCGTTCACAGACGAGATGAGATCCGCCAGGTATTTATCGGTGATGCGCTGGCGCAGGGTCAGGTTTTCCAGCGGTGGTACCGGCGTGTAGTCGTAATCGAGATACAGCTTCCCGGCTTTCAGCGTCTCTTCATCGTTGGCGTTGTCGTCAAACCAGCAGGTGGCATCGACGATATAGCCGTTGCTTTTCAGCTCGCGGAATTTGGCATTGATGCCATCGATGATGTCGCGAATGAGCGTGGCGGTAATCGGTTTATCCACCGCCCACATGTGCGCCTCGGCCATCGTGTCGGCGATGACCTGCGCGGTACGGGTGTAGTTTTCAAACTGGAATAACGGGTCATCTGAGCAGGTACGGTTCCCCCAGAAACGAAAACCGTCTTTGCGGATAAGCGTGGTCACGCCCGCTTCATTGAGCACATCGGCATCGGTGCCGGGCTCCTGTAAATCCCAGTACACCGAGGCACTGATACCAGTGACACCATTCACGCCGACGTTCGACAGGGTTTTGTGCCAGCCGATGTCATTGTCGATTTTCGCACGCAGACCGAGTGCGCGTGCAGTGGCGTAAGCCGTTTCAGTGGCACTGGTGGTGGTATTCCATGACAGGAAATCCGGCCAGATAACCATCAGCTCGCGGGCGCTGAAATTGTCACGATACTTGATGGCATCAGACAGGGTTTTGCAGCCCCACGCCGAGACATACCCGAACGCACGCAACTTCTGCGCCACCGGTACAAGGGCGGTCGCGACTTCCTGTGAATCCAGTCCCGGCACGCCGAGAATGCGCGGTTTCACGCCGGTGACGGCGCTCGCTGTCAGTAGCGCTTTCAGCCCGGTGTATTTCCCGTTCTCATCGGTGGTGCCGATGATATTGGAAATCGTCTGCGCCTGTGCCGCCTCTTCGTCGTCGCCGGTGCCCTCTTCGACACGCACGACGATAGTCACCGGCTTTGACTGGTCCGCGATGGCCTGTAACGCCGTCGCCAGCGTGCCGCTGGTGCCAGCCTTACCGATGACGCTTTGCGGGTTGGTGATTAACACCGGCTCATTGAGCGGGAAGGTCTTTGCATCGGCGTCACTGGCCGTGCAGACCATCCCGACAATGGCGGTGGAAACCGTAGAAATGGTGCGCGTGCCGTCGTTGACCTCGACGACCTGCACGCCGTGATGAAAATCAGTCATCCGTTTAACTCCGTTGAGTGGGGTGACTGACATTGTCCGGGGGCGACGTGGGCGGGGCTATGTGTACGGGTTGGCCTGACGCTGGTACAACCCGGGGAAATATTACGATCGTTTTCAGCGATCAATCCCGCCGGTATCGATCGTTAATACCCATTATCAATAGGGGAATAATGCCGCTATCGTTTCGCCATCAATGAGGGCGTAAACATGACGTATTTACTGTGGATTGTGGGCGGTGCGCTGGCGTGGGGGGCAGTCGGTTTTATCTGGTGCCACTGGTTCGCGGATGACGACGATGACGAATATCAGGAATGCCCGTATGAATAAGCCCGCGACGCGGGCTTCATTTTTATGCGACCGGGGGTGACGGCCAGCTCACCTCCGGCGCATCTTCCGGTTCAACCCGGTTAATCAGCACCCGGTATTTTTTCCATTCCGTCAGGCGCACCTGTTCCTCATCCGTCGCCATCCCCAGCTCAACCGCATCCTCGAGGGTGCTGATGGTGAGCGTGGCGGCATGCGTCAGACGGGTCTTTTCTTCCCGTGCAAAGGCAATCGCGGCATCGCGCTCAGCGTCAGTGTCACTTTCCCAGCCCTTGCCATCCCATTTCATATACGGCCCGTGCGGCGCAACCGATGTAACACCTGACGGCAATGCGCCCGGCTCAGTAATAAACACCGGCTCACCTGACACGGTATCAAACACCGCCTCACCGCGATGGTCTTCCACCTGACGCCATGTTTCACCGTTAAAAATCGCCACGTTGCCGGGTAAAACGTCCGGCGGCGCAATATGGGTGCAGTCAGCCGGTAATCCGGTATGCGCCGGGAGATACGCATCCCCGATGCCAATAAACTCACGCGTATCGGCCCGCAGGTTATAGACCTTAATGGTGCGGTCACGGGGAGAGAATTTGAACGTCATTATGCGAGCCTCACGATGTAGTTGAATGCGATGTTTTTGACTGTGGTTTCGGCGTTACCGGCAGCGGCAACGGTCACCGTGTGGGAATGCGCCCCGAGAGCGATGGAATGGGTGTGCGACCCAATCCCGACGGTGTGGGTATGTGATCCGATGGCAACGGTATGCGCATGCGCGCCCGCGCTGGCCGCCGTACCACTGATGGAGTGGGTATGCGCCCCGGCGTCGGTCGTCGTGGTACTGGTGTCTTCGTATCCATTTTTCTGGAACGCATTGCGGTCGATATAGCGGTTATTCCCGCCGCCACCGTCCCGCCATGCACGCTGGGCGTGGTGGTGGTTCCCGGCGCTGGCTGCGGTCCCTGAGATACTGTGCGTGTGCGCACCGGTGTTATTCGAGGTTTTCGTCCCGTAATCAAAGGCGTTGCTGGTTTTGGTGCCATAGTCGAATGCACCGGTATTTTTGCTGCCGAGGTCGGTCGATGACGCACTCGCGCCGTGAGTATGGGATTTATTGCCGTCCTGCTCCTGCGACAACACCGCACGACCACTGGCCAGTTTGCCCTTAATCGTCCAGGTACGCATATCCGGGATAACGCCCGACGGGTAGGCCATCGCCAGCAGCGGGTACACTGCTTTATCAAACGTCTGGCCCTGCATGAAAGCGTAACCGGTCAGAATACTGTCAGACGGCCACGCGACAGGGGCCCCGACCGGGAACGTGTCGGCGGGCGTCCACACGGTCCAGCCGCCGGTGGAATACTGGCTGCGGGAATAACTGCGCGATGAGTTGTACACACAGTAAATCTGCGTAACCCCGGCGTTTTTATAAATTATCAGCGTCCCGGCGCTGTTCTCGGGATAGTGCCGGGCGGTTGTTGCATTGGCGTTTGCGGGCTGACAGTAAAGCCCCGGTTTTTTCAGCGTGTCGAGGTCTTCCGCCGTCAGGCCGATGGCCTGCGTGTCGAAAATATCCTGCGAGGTCACACTGATGTCATCACTCAGCGCTTTTCCGTTCACTTTGCGCGTGGCGGGCACGCGCGCATTGGCATTGTCATTCGCCGCTTTCACGGCCTTTGGGGTTGCGGCCAGCGTCTCGGATGGGCTGTCGGTGGCGCTGCTGAGTTGTACAATGCCTTTTTGCGTTGTGGTCGCGTCCTGCGCTGTGTATTTCTCTTTAGCGAGGTCATATGCCACCTTAACGGCTTTCGGCGTCGCGGCGAGCGTCTCCGACGTGCTGTCGGTGGCGCTGCTCAGTTGGGTAAACCCTTTTTCTTTCAGCGTGGCATCAGGATGACGGCGTGACTGTTCATGCTCCGCGATTTTGTCATCCACATAATCCTGTGTTGCCATCACCATCGAGGCATCGATAGCCAGCTCGACAGACTCAAGGTCTGACAGAATGATGACCATGCGCAGGGTCTGCGCCCGACCGGACCCCTCTTCGAGTTTTGGCTTGTAGCTTTCGGCCATATTGCCGACGGCGACCAGCGTGCCGGTGTCGTCATAGAGCCCCATTTCACGCAGCCAGAAGCCGCCCGTCTCCGGCGGGATCACCAGCTCCGCCACAACATAATTTTTATGTTTTTTGTCCTGGCTGATTTTGTTCAGGGCATTGCGCCAGACCTCATTAATCAGCGTTGCCTGCGCGGCGTTCGGCTCCGGCAGCGTGCCGCCACCATCCCCGACAGCCATCGCCACGATGTTGACCTTTTTGCCCCCCGGTACCAGTGCGGCCGCGAATTTTGCTGCCCCGGCCGTGGTGACAACGGTTTTATATTTCACTGTCATTCTGCTCTCACTTAGCCCGGATAAACGGTCATGATGTCGCCGTCGTAACTGACGCCACCGGTGAAAAGATAACCGGTGACGTCCTGAATAATATTGAGCCCGATAAGGTGTCGGCTGGCGGGTTTGGCATCCGCGATGAGGCGCTCCATCTCGAGATACATTTCTTCGGTAATGCCGGTTTCCAGTACGCCGATATCGAGGCGAAAGGTGCCGGGCGGGTCACGGGTTTCCCACCATTCCGTCACGTTAATCACATACCCCAGCGGCTCGACCACACGTCGCACGGCACCGATGGTGCCTTTGCGACTGTGAATATAAAAAGCAGCCCGGATAACCTCACGTTTAGTCTCTTCCGGCCAGTCACTGTCCCACCGGTCGACCGAGTACGCCCACGCCAGCCACGGCAACAGATTCACCGGGCAGTTGTCCGGGCTCCAGAGGCGGCGCAGCGGGACCGGGATATTTTCAATTTCCGCACAGGCGCGGGCAGCAGCGACCTCCAGCGGGGATGACCCGACCGGCAGCAGACGGACATTACTCATCGGAACCCCCGAGCCGGATTTGATATGCGGTGCAGAAAGACGCCTGCGTTTTATCGAGCACGATGTCAGCGACCGGTGCCGCCAGCTCGACCCGCTGCACGCCTTCCACATGCAGCGCGGCGTAAATGGCTGACTGACGAATGTCGCGCCCGAGGCGATGCTGAGCGCTGATATAGGCTTTCAGTTTCGCTTCAGCCGCGGCGGTAATGGGTTCACTTTCCGGGCCGGGGTAGATATAGAGCGTCGCATCAATGGTGTAGTCGACAATCGCCGCCGACTGAACCGTCACCCGGTCGGCGACTGGTCGCACGTCTTCATCGTTGAGCGCGTTACGCACCACCGCAAGCAGATTTTCAGACGCTGCGCCATTGTTTTCGCGAGAAAGTACGGAAACGGACACACACGCAGGCTCAGGGCTGACGACCGAAATGTCGGCGACCCGGCCATCGGCGCTGCGACCGTGAAACTCATACGCCCCCACCGGCCCCGCGACACTTAAGCCCTCAAACGCCTGTTGTGCGCGCAGTCGAAAATCGGTGTCGGATTCCATCACCGCCGGGGTCGGCGGGAGCGTGGTGTCGTCAGCCACGGTTATAATCAGGCGCGCGGTATTGGTGTTGGCGGCCATCACATCGAGGTCATTCTTTTCGGCATAAGCCAGTGTGACGGCCAGCGCCGCCTCGTTCACCCGCTGACGCCAGAGCACTTCCCGGTAGGTGTTTTCTTCCAGATATTTGACCAGCGGGTCAGACTCCAGAGCGAGCGTGCGGGCAATGGCCTCCTGCTGGTCTTCCGGGTAGAGCGAAATCAGGGTCGCCTTTCGTTCAGCAAGAATGGATTCATAATCCAGCGTTTCCACCACGTCGGGCGCGGGGAGCTGGCTCAGGTCGATAATGGCCATAGGTTCAACTCACTGGAATGGTCAGGGATAACGGGGCGCTGCTGCCTTTGATAACGCCTGTCAGCTCAACCATCATCTGACCGTTAAACTGGCGCTCAATCGTCAGCGACGTGAGGGTGACACGTGGCTCCCACTTCAGCAGCGCCATATAACAGGCGCACATCAACTGGAGATCCAGCGCATCGTTTTGTGGCATATCAATCAGGGAAGACAGCAACGAACCATACTCACGACGCATCACCCGCGACCCGACCGGCGTGCGCAGGATGTCACTCATGCTCTGGCGAATATGGTCAGCGTCGGTGATGGTGCGCCCGGTATCGCGATGCATGCCGATATAACGACTCGTCATTTCGTTCCCTCCGTCCGGCTGTTACCACGTTCGACGCCGCCGTGGTCGTGGTCATCCACCTGCACGCCGTTGGAGGTAAATTTCCCGCCAGCATGCTCAATGTCACCGCTCATCTTCCCGCCCTTCTGTACTTCGAGCGTGCCGGTGATAAGTTTGTTGGTACACACCACCTCGGGCGTATCAAGCGTGACGCGGGTATCGGCCTTAATCATGACGAGAGGCACCGTGGCGGTAATGGACTCTTTCGCGGTGACGTCTGCGGTGGTAATGCCGCTAACCGAGAGCGCCCCGGTATCGGGTTCGTACTCGATAACCGCGCCGTCAGGAAAGGCAATATGAAACGCATCGGCAGAGGCCGAAGGTGCGGGAAAGTCATCAGAGAAAATGGCGGGAAGCACAAAGGCGGTATCGAGCTCGCCGCCGACGGCAAGAATGAGCACCTGCTCGCCTACAGAAGGAACCCACCACGTGCGCGAGCGCCCGGCGCGGGAAGTCAGCCACTGAAGCCAGTCGGTAACAATGCCGCCGGTCTGAACGCGACAGCGCCCCGCATCGAGGTCAGTCTCGATGATGACGCCAGTGCGGATAAGGTTGCGCAGCAGGCGCAAAATGTCCTGAAGAGTTGCTTGAGTTTTCATACGGGAAAGGATGCCGTCAGGAGGAGATGACGGCAATTCAGTAAAGTTTGGTGTACTATAGAAAAACAATCAGAACTGGTCGATTGACTAATGATTGTCTTGTTAGCATATACAAAGAGAAAAATAAATTTCTAACTTTACATCAGAGCATATTTTTCACCAGCCGCAATAAATCTTTTATTTCTCTCACACTCTTAATTTAACGCATATCAACACCATTTTTTAATAAAGCAGTTAAGGTTGTAGCATTGATTGCAGATGCTGAGTTTGCCGCACCTTGCTTTTCGAGATCAATAGCTGTTGATTCATTTCCTCTTGATTGGATTCCTGCTATATAAACAGTATCACTAGCAACATTAGAGTCTTTCAAATCGCCAATAAACAACGGAGCACCACTGGTGCCATACAAACTTTGACAAGAATGCTGAAACCCCCCGGGCTTATATGCACCGACAAAGCATGATTTTGAGTCATCCATCAAGAAATTCTGAAGAAAGTATCGAACTGTTTTACCATCAGGCAAGTGATACCCTTGTGAATACAAATCATCTTTCCTTGTCAACATTTCTTGATACCCCAGTAAAGTAAGTTGCTGCCAGTTTTTAACTTCCTGTGCGAACTTTATTTTAATCTCGGGTTTTTCTAGCTGAATTGAATCTTTAAGTACGAGTATAATTACATCTTGTGATATTGTTGGTTGAACATCTAGCATGTTGATATCTTTAATTCCATCTTCTGTGAGTTCTCCTATTATCTTTCCGTCTAAATTTTTATTTAGATCCTCGATATTTTGATTTGGGGAGAAAGTTAAGTAATCATTTCCAATGCCTTCTTTGTCGCCATCTTTGCCAACATAACAATGACGGGCAGTTAACAAGTATCGATTGGAAATGATAGTAGCTGTACAGGCAGGCATTCCTTTGAAGTTACCTTTGGATACTACAAGTAGCCCGACTCTATTCACTATTCTCTGATCTGCCACGTTTTTCACGCCAGACAAACAGTCATCTATATATGAGTCGTAGTTGGATCTGCAACTTGATAATGTCAAATTGGAAACTCCCTTTCCAATACATAATTTATCGAAGCCTTGAATCATATCAAATTGCCTATCCACTCCATCCGCCTTAATAGGTTTCCTCATATCAAGTACAGTCTTATTGCACGCCTTCAATTTGTCTAAAACTATTGATTGTCTATTATTGTTTATTTGTTCAATTAGCTCCTCCATTTCTTTGGGAGGAGTGCTTTCAATCTTCTTTTGTGTCGAGATGATTGCATCAACAGGCGCGCCTGGCATGCAATCAAGACATGTGCTATGAAAGTATGTGGTTCTAACATCTTCATCAGGAGCAGGGGTATTATCTAAAAAAGACCTACCCTTATCCACACTTTTATTATCTAGATTGTAACCTGGTAATTGATTCTGATTTATATCACCCATAACGCCATCAACATAGTTTGCTGGCATAGACAAACCTTTATTGCAAAGCAACACTAATAACGCAGGGGTAAATAACTGTAAGCATCTCATTTTTTCACCATACCAATTTCAAATAATGTGGCTTCCAACTCCCTTCTTTTGATTAATCCTTTTTGATCAGCGCCAGGCCAAAGTCTCTTCATTGAACGTATTTGCTTAGGAATTTCTGAGAATTTCATTGATGCCATTAATTCACCAATGTTATACATTTCCTCCCTTCTCTTTGTTAAGGATGTATCAGCCCCTCGATTATAAACGAGAGAAACCAGCGCACCTCTTGAATCAGGCGATAAATGTTCAAAATTATCAAATGCAGATGCTGTTTGAGCAATAACATATGGAAGGTAAAAACGAAACTGAGAATTTGCAGCATCCCATGGAATCGTAACGTGTTTAATAGTTTTAGTACATATTCTTCCTTGCTCGCCAACTTTACCTGCGCATTTAACGATCTCATCAATAGTTTCGATGGGAAGATATTTCACCCAAGCATTTCTTATTGATTCTTCTGATGCTTGCCCAATATCATATCCGAATGCAAGCGTTGCACCTGAATGACCTTTAGGCCAAATTGGATGCGTTAGAGATTTATTATATTTAGACTTGCTCGTCACCTCACAGGCGATAATAAGTGAAATGGCGTCTTCAGATATTTTTATGTTCGAACGCGCTCCCTTCAGTGGGCCTTGAGTTTCAACTCTAAAAACACTTGCAACCTCAGGCTCCACATATTTTTTAGAATTTAGCACCTCATTGAGAGTAAGTCCTGCCAGTAGCTGTTTAAAAGTATGGTGTTCATCAGCATAGGCAAAGGGGGTATTCCTTATAAGTGCATAAGAAATCATAAGTAGTATAAAACTTCGTCTTTCCATTCGATACCTCTCTTTAAGATGTTAATATATGAGAAGCATTGATGGGAAAGACGAGGTTATCTATACAACATTTGTATGGTTTTTATTCAGCAAGAGCATGAAGTGGCAAGATTACATCTATCACAATGAAAGTTTAAATGCTTGCTTATCTATCATAATAGTTTGCAAAGCATTGCAGCGCACTCTCACCAATCATAGCCACCTTAAATTATGGCTTTAAATTCAAATTATTAATTATGCACTGCTCAACGAGCTGATTAACCTCTGGAGTGAAACCAAGTAACGGACGCGTCTCGTACCGGATATATTGACTATTACGATTCGGCTGGTCTTCAAGCCCATACTGATGCACCTTAGCCATGCGCTGCACCTTGCCGGTAAACTCCACCACAGCAGCATCATCGCGCCCAATGGTTTTCAGGTAGCGGTTGGTGCGCAGCTTCGCGAACATCTCGCGCTTAATCCTGCCCTTTTTGGTTCTGACCGGCCGGCGCTTACGGGCGGTATACGGAGTGCCGTCCGGTGCGGTCTGTGTTTTAATACGACGTTGCTGTGAAGTGCGCAGCGTCTTCGCAATATCAGCCGCCATCCGTCGACGGTTCGTCGGTGACAGCGCGGCAATCAGCCCGGCGAGTCGGTCGTCAAAGGCTTTAAATTCATTCATCCCATTCGCTCACAAGCTCGCCGTGAACATAGAGCTGCATCGGCCGGGTTACAGGCTCGGGCGGCTGCGGTTCAGGCGCGTGCTCGATGTGCAGCTCAACTCCGACCTCTTTGACTATCGTGCGCTCGCTCAGTAACAGGCTGATGCTGAGGTCAATGCTGTCGTCGTTGTTAATATCGGCTTCATAGGTGAAGCCGTGCTTACGCCCCTCATCAGTGGTCATGATGTCGGCCTGATTAACGCGTAACCACGCCTGAATCGGCACGAGGATCAGGTCTATATCCCCCGGAAAATCCGTCACGATAACGTTCAGCGTGTACTGATTTTCAAACGACAGCGAAGTGGCGAGCGTCGAGGCCAGTTTTCCGCTGTCGATAAACACACGCAGCATTTCGGGGTTAGCTTTCAGTACCGGCACGGCATCAGTTAAGGCCTTGCGCAGACTCGTCGGTTTGAGCATCTGTTTTGTCCTGGCATTCTTTAAGCGTTTCGACCTGAAGCGCACAGCTTTCGAGCGCGGTTTCGAGCTGGCGAATATCGGCGCTCAGGTCACCATTGGTGAGTGGATCACTCCCCGGCATCGGGCACAGACTCACCCTCGGGCAGGCGTTCAGCACAACGACCGGCTGATGCACAAGGGGCGCGTCGGTGCAGGCCGCGCACAACATCAGGCAGCTCAGTAGCGTACCAGCGCCGTAAATCTTCGTTTTCATTGAGTAGCCTCGTGATGGTTTGCTCGCGACGCTGTGCGCGCTTTGCCGCAGTGTCGAGTTTCTGGCGCAGTTTTACCTGCGCGCGGTCAATGTCAGCACCCAGGCGCTGCGCGGTAATGAGCTGGTCTTTCAGCATGTCGACAGTGCGTTTCTGGTCAGTGGCAACGTCGTTTGCACGGTTAAACGCGCGGTTGAGTTTGCTGTTCTCATGCTTTAGCCAGGCCAGCGCCACGACGGACAGAGCCAGTAAAATCATCAGTGTTTTCATTTTGCCCCTTCCATACAGCGCGACCATTCCCGGGCGCGACGGTTTTCAAGTCCGGTGTTTTTAACCCCGTTCACATACACCCATCGGCCGAGCTGGTCACATGCCAGCCCCCACTGCTGACGCTGAATAAACGAAACCAGTGTCGAGCGACAGGCCGCACCGGTGCCGACGTTAAAGGCAAAGCTGACGAGCGCGTCATAGACCGGCTGCGGCATTTTGACCGGTGCGCATACCGCCAGCCGCCGCTCAGTGCTGAGCACATCGGCGACCAGATTTGCCGCCGCCTGACGCTCGGTGATGTCGCGTTTCGGTACCACCCCGGCAGTGTGGCCGATGCCTGATGTCCACACGCCCGCGCTGCACTGATAGGGGCGCAACCGGCACCCTTCAAGGTCGGCAATCAGGGCAAGACCGTCTGGCGAGGTATTCAGCAGACGAAAATCAGGCACCAGTGCCGCCAGCGCCAGCACAACGGCCACACTGCAACGTTTAACGACTGAGGCCACGCATTACCCCCTTATCGATTCCGGCTGCAACGAGATAGCGGTAGGTCTGGCGGCGGTACCAGAAATTCACCAGCGCGGTGAAAATGGCGCAACCGCCGCCGACATACAGCGCGAGTTTTTCCGGGGTCTGCGTGCCGAAATAGGCCAGCGCCACGGAAAACCAGTACGTCAGAAAAGTTGTTATTTTTTCCATCGTTAATCCCACAGGTTGACGGTCTCCGTGACAGGGGCCGTGTCGACGTCCGGCAAGCTGACAGCGGTGCCATGCGGCAGGAGCGCGCCCAGTTCGGCGAGCCCCGGATTAGCCTCAAGCACGGCCTCAACAATGCCCCCGGTGCGCCCGTAGTGACGAAAGCACAGGGCATCGAGGGTGTCGCCCTGCTGCGCGATGACGTTCATCAGATTTGCCCCACGATGCAGCGGGCCTTGTCCTGAATACAGGCCACTGACCAGCGCATATCCCGCCACATCTCATCGATGGTACTGTCGATGCTGTCGGCTTTTTTGTCACCTTTGGCGCTCGCATCCACCCCGCGATAACGCTCATACAGCGTGGCGGTGGTCATCGCACTCACGGCATTGAAGTAATGGAAAACGCGCACGCTCTCGCCATCGAGCTCATCGGTGGGTACATCCTCAAGACGGGCATAACCGGCATCACGCTGAAGGTCACGCCACTCACGCAGCTCGGCGTTGGTTTCCGCTATCCCGGCCTTAATCGCCCGGCGCAGTCGTACAGAGGAAACCGTCTGCTCAAGGCGCATTTCTTCCCGCACTCGCTTCGGATCCACATCCGGGAAAAAGGCGGTATTTTGAATCACCGGTTCCGCTTCCGGCACGGGCGGGATAACCACCGTCTCGCGCTTTTGCGTCGGGTTGTTTACTACTAGCGTCGTCATGACTACCTCGGAAATAGGTGGGCGGTGGACGCTGGCCTCAGTTGTGGTGAAACACCGACATCGGCCAGCGTGCCGCCCGGCGCGGGGCGCATTCTGTTAACCGGCGACTTTTCTCGGGCGACCTCGCCCGCGTTTCACCGGTGAATCGGATGTTTTTTTCATGACCTTTTTCGCGGGCTTCGGCGGTGTTTTCTTCACCGGTGCAACAGGCCGGGGTTTCGGGTTCAGCTCACGGCCGAGTCGCTCGATGTCTTTTTTGACGCCACAGCTTTCATCAAGCTGAATGGCGCGTTGCAGGTGTGTCATAGCGTCCGCAAGTTGTCCGTTATCACGCAGCGTGAGACCGACGACCTTATGCAGACGGGCGCGAACCTCGTCGGGCATATCAGCGACACGGGTCATCCCGATAACGCTTAGCAGTGACTGAACATCCACCGGCTGACAGGCGATGCGGGCGCGAATGGCGGCGAGGGCCACCTCTTCTGCGAGCATGTACGGTGCGGTGCGCGAGTGACCGTCAGGCATCGACAGGCCAAAGTGCAGTGCATAGCGGGCAATCTCAATCGCGCCGGGAATATCACCGACATCAAGACGCCACAGCATCACGGTCATCAGGATGTCATCCTGAGCGCCGGTGCCGGTCTCCAGTACACCGGTGACCCACGGCAGATAGAACGGCAACAGCTCGCGCTTTTTCTCAGCTTTGCGCTCTTTAGAATGGATTTGTTTTAGCGTCCGGCGGTCTGCGGCCAGCTTGACGAGCATCTGCTCGTAAGCTGTGGCATGCCGCAGCGGGTGTTGTTCCCGCTGCGATGCCTTTTCAGCCGAGACCCGCATCGCGTGACGCTGTGCGGGGCTCGCCATCGGTTAAGCCTCCGCGCCGTCGGTAGTCTCACCCTTTGGGGCGCTACCTGCATTCATCGCCTGCAAGGCTTTCACCATTTCAGCCGCGAACACGCTCGCGCTGGTCGCTTCCGGGGTGGCCCCCTCTTCCTGCTCAAGGATTTCGATGTTTTCAATCAGGCAACCGGCCGCATAATCCTCGATAACGAAATCGACTTTCACCTGCTCGTAGTTTTCCACCTGATCCAGTTTCGGGTTTTCAACGATATGACGGCGGTGCGCGTCTTCGTACAGGTAGATGGAAATGTTATCCAGCGTGGTGATAAAGATGCTGTTAGCCGGGAAGAACGGCGCACGCACGGCCTGTAACTGACCGATGGTTTTCTGGCTGACAATCAACTCAGCGGCGAGCTGTTCGCTGTTTGCCTGGAATTTGTTAATCATCGGGAAATATTTGTCGGTCAGGATGCGGCGACCACAAATCACCACCATTTCCGGGTTTTCGCGGTGGATTTCTTCAATCAGCGATTCATGCCCGTCCATCACCAGCGCGTCAAGGTTGGCATAATGCCCGCCCTTACCGACCTTGATCGTGTCCGAAATGACCGTGCCGTCATCATCAAGAACCTTCGACATCACACGCTCTGGCGCGTCTTCGCGGTATTTTTGCAGCCAGCCGACAGCCACATCCTGAAGCAACGGGTTTTTCGCACGGTCAGACGTCGCGGCACGGCTCACACCATTAAAACCAATGGTGATGTAGTCCAGTGCCTGACGCTTGATGATGGCGTTACGGATGCGGATCTGAAAATCTTCAAAACGCGCCCATAGGTCGAGCTTGTTGTACTTCAGATTGTAATCGAAATTGACCGGTTTGCAGAAGTAACGGAACGCATCCAGCTTCGAGAAATCCGCCGTTTTACGCTCTACGCCGCCATCGGTGTCGGTGGTGCTGGCGATGGTGCCGGTCACATCGATACCGACTTTTTCCTCGGTCAGTTCCCCCACGGTCACCATGTTGATGAGTTGCAGGAAGGAGGACGACTGCTGGATTTTATCGAAGAGTTTCTGCGTGACAGACGGCTCGACGTTGAATTTTTTATCAAGGTCAGGCACCTCGACGCCGTTCAGTTCGGCGAGGCGGCTCAGGTATTTATTGAATTTAAAACGGGTCTCTTTACGCATAGTGTTTTTTTATCCTGTCAGAAAGTGGGCGTTAAAATGGAGGACTCAGCAGTCGGTCAGCGTCACATCCCCGGCATCACCACCTGTGCTCAGCAAACGGCGCGGCTGTGTAATGCTCTCGGTTTTGTCCAGGGTGGTCTGGATAGTGCTGAACTGCTGCGCAGTTTCATCCCCCTGCGCGGCTACGTTTTGTTTCAGTGTCGCGAGTTCATTTTCCAGCGCCGCGAAGCGGGTTTCCGTCGCTTCCTCGCCGGTTTGCACACGTTCCGCGATAGACGTCACCGCCTCATGCACGTCGGCGAAACGCACGTCGTCGCTCTGTTGCTGGCGACTGAAAATGGCCTTAACGGAGTCGGTCAGTTTGGTGAGAAGCGTGTCGGGCTGGTCTTCAAATTCCAGCTCGGCGAGTGTCGCCACTGAGAAGAGATCGCCCGGCTGGTCTTTCTTGCCGTTCAGCGGATTGGCGGTGGCACGGCTGCAAAACTCGAGGTATTCGGTACCGAGGCTTGCGGGGTCATCGGTGACGGCCAGCCCGACGAGATAGCTCTTGCCGCTGTTGGCAAAGTTCGGGCGGATTTCCATTGAGGTGTAAACCTTCTGGCCTTTCGCCACCATGTCGACGAGGTTGTCGAGCGGGGCAATTCTGCCAAACAGCGCCAGCTTACCTTTCAGCGCGGAGTCATCATCGATGATGTCGGCTTTCACCTCGGCAACATCGCCATAACGCCCGTACTGACCGTCGGGATTGATGCTGCGGATATGTTCGAGATTGATGCGGCAACCGTAGACACGCGGATCGAAGGTGTCAGCCATTTCCTGAATATCGGACGCGCCGATGACACGACCGTCGCAGGTGTCACCCTCGACACCGATGCGGAACCATTTAGAAATTTTGGAGGCTTTTTTTGCCATGAGTCAGTGTCCTGATGTTGGGTTTTCGGATCAGGCTTAGTTTCCCGACTCATCCCCGCACCGGCTATCCATTGCGGATGGCGTACCCCTGACACAACAGGGCTTTAGCGATTCGCTGCCCCTGTTTCTTTAGCCTTGCCCTGTATCAACCACGGCGAGGCAAACATGACCATCACCACTGACACCACACTTCTGAGCGACCCGCGACGGCAGGCGGCGCTGCTGTTCTGGCAGGGCTTTTCCGTGCCGCAAATCTCGGAGATGTTGCAGACCAAACGCCCCACGGTGCAGAGCTGGAAACAGCGCGACCAGTGGGAAGCGACCGCGCCGCTTACACGCGTCGAAACCACGCTCGAAGCGCGGCTTATTCAGCTCTATGCAAAGCCCGACCTGACAGCGCACGATTTCAAAGTTGCCGACTTTCTGGCGCGACAAATGGAACGGCTTGCGCGGGTTAACCGCTACAGTCAGACCGGCAGTGAGGCGGATTTAAACCCCAACGTCGCCAACCGCAACAAGGGCGAGAAGAAGAAGCCGAAAAAGAATTTTTTCAGCGATGAAGCTATCGAAAAGCTGGAAGACATTTTCCTCGACCAGTCATTCGACTATCAGCTCGACTGGTATCGTGCCGGACTGGCACATCGCATCCGTCACATTCTCAAATCCCGCCAGATTGGCGCGACATTTTATTTTGCGCGTGAAGCGCTGATGCGGGCGCTGAAAACAGGGAACAATCAGATTTTCCTGTCAGCCAGTAAAACGCAGGCGTATGTATTCCGTGAATACATCATCCAGTTTGCCAAACTGGCGGAGGTGGAGCTCACCGGCGACCCGATTGTCATCGGCAACAACGGCGCAAAGCTGATTTTCCTCGGCACCAATTCCAACACCGCGCAAAGCCATAACGGCGATTTGTACGTCGATGAAATTTTCTGGATCCCCAATTTCCAGCAACTGAAAAAAGTCTCATCCGGTATGTCGTCGCAGGAGCATCTGCGCACGACCTATTTTTCTACGCCCTCGTCGCTCGCGCATGGCGCTTACCCGTTCTGGTCAGGGGAACAATTCAACCGGGGCCGGTCAAATGCAGGTGAGCGCGTCGACATCGACATCACGCACGCCGCACTGGCAAAGGGTGTCGCCTGCCCCGACGGCCAGTGGCGGCAGATTGTCACCCTTGAGGACGCCCTCGCCAAAGGCTGTACCCTGTTTAACATCGACACACTGCGCCGCGAAAACAGTGTCGACGACTTCCGCAATTTGTTTATGTGCGAGTTTGTCGACGATAAAGCATCGGTATTCCCGTTCGAGGAATTACAGCGCTGCATGGTCGACAGTCTGGAGAAATGGGAAGACGTCGCACCGTTCGCCGACCGGCCATTCGGTCACCGTCCTGTATGGGTCGGTTATGACCCGTCATTACGCGGCGACAGTGCCGGGTGCGTGGTCATTGCGCCACCGGTGGTCGCCGGGGGCAAATTCCGCATCCTTGAGCGTCACCAGTGGAAAGGCATGGACTTCGCACAGCAGGCCGAATCCATACGCGAGCTGACGCTGAAATACACCGTCGACTACATCGGCATCGATGCGACCGGGCTCGGTCAGGGTGTTTTCCAGCTTGTGCGCTCGTTCTACCCGGCCGCACGTGAAATCCGCTACACGCCGGAGATGAAAACCGCGATGGTGCTCAAAGCTAAAGACACCATCACCCGCGGCTGTCTCGAGTACGACGTCGGCGCGACCGACCTCACGCAGTCGTTTATGTCCATCCGTAAAACCATGACCAGCAGCGGGCGCAGCGCCACCTATGAGGCCAGCCGCACCGAAGAAGCGAGTCATGCCGATCTGGCATGGGCAACCATGCACGTCTTAATCAACGAGCCACTGACCGCCGCCAGCGGCCAGCCGTCATCCTCAATCATGGAATGGAACTGATGAGCAAACGCAGCAGTCACAAGAAAAAATCGTACATCGCGAAACCACAGCATATCGCCGCGCCCGCTCAGAGCATGGAAGCGTTCACCTTTGGCGAACCGACGGCGGTGCTCGACCGGCGCGATATTCTCGATTATGTGGAATGCGTCGATAACGGTCAGTGGTACGAGCCGCCGGTGAGTTTTTCGGGGCTGGCGAAAAGTATGCGGGCAGCGGTACACCACAGCTCACCGATTTACGTGAAGCGCAATATTCTGGTGTCGACGTATATTCCGCACCCGAAATTATCCCGACAGGATTTCAGCCGGTTTGTGCTCGATTTTCTGGTCTTTGGTAACGCCTTTCTAGAAACCCGTCGCAGTGTGACCGGAAAGACCGTCAAATTTGAGACCTCACCGGCCAAATACACCCGGCGCGGCGTGGAAGAGGATGCTTACTGGTATATTCAGTCCTACGCGCAGGCGCACCCGTTCGCGCCCGGCTCGGTGTTTCACCTGCTGGAGCCCGACATCAATCAGGAGCTGTACGGCCTGCCGGAATACCTGAGCGCACTCAATTCCGCCTGGCTGAATGAATCCGCGACGCTGTTCCGCCGCAAGTATTACCAGAATGGGGCGCACGCCGGGTACATCATGTATGTGACCGACGCGGCACAGAGCAGCACCGACGTCGAAGCGCTGCGCAAGGCGATGCGCGATTCGAAGGGATTAGGGAATTTTAAGAATCTGTTTTTCTACGCGCCGAATGGCAAGGCAGACGGCATTAAAATTGTGCCGCTGAGCGAAGTCGCGACGAAAGATGATTTTTTTAACATCAAGAAAGTCAGCGCCGCCGATATGCTTGATGCACACCGCATCCCGTTCCAGCTCATGGGCGGCAAGCCGGAAAACGTCGGGTCATTAGGCGACGTTGAGAAGGTGGCGAAGGTCTTTGTGCGTAATGAGCTCAATCCGTTGCAGGCACGCTTCATGGAGCTGAACGAGTGGGCAGGCGAAGAGATCATCCGCTTCGAAAAATACTCGCTGGAATCGGACAGCGAGTAATTGCCCCACAGCCGCCGAGAGGCGGCTTTTTACTACCCCGCACCAGAATCCCGCAGCAACGCCACACAATGACATCACTCCATGACACCTTGCGACTCACCCGCACATATCATGACTTCATAGTGACGCAATCAGACGCGAGAAAATAATAATGAGCACCACGCCGGGCGCGCAATGCTTTCCCCGCCACGCCTGCCCGCTTCATGGGTCGGTTTTAATGCAGTTGCATTAACCTCTCAAATCAGGAAGCTTCAAGGCTAACACTATAGACAGACAACTTTTTTTTACATACATTTTGATGCAGAATCAGGCATGACCAAACAAACTTACGCCAAAATAGATCTATACACACAGTCATTACGCCTTAACGTTAATATAATAGTTTAGAAAGGATAATTTATGGTTTCGCCACATGTTAAAATCCAAGCATTTCCAGCAAAAAGATTCTTTGTCGAAATGCTCACCCGAGATATTGAGTTATCTGACTCAATTTTAGATTTGCTAGATAATTGCCTTGACGGAGTTCTGAGAAAGAACAATTTCACACCAGAACAAACTTTCGGAAAATCAGACGTTTACAACGGTTATCATGCTCATATTGAATTTGATGAAAACAGCTTCAAGATCACAGATAACTGTGGGGGAATCCCGGGAAAACTCGCAGAAAACTATGCATTTAGACTAGGTCGCCCTTCTGAAAGAGAGGCTGATGATCTCCCAACAATTGGCGTATATGGTATCGGTATGAAACGCGCCATTTTCAAGATGGGGACTTCTGCGCGAATATTGAGTAAAACACAAACGGAACAATTCTCTGTTACTATATCCCCTGAATGGATGACTGATGATGATAATTGGTCATTGGAGTTAGAAAGGAATAGTGTTGACTTAAGTGAAACCGGTGTAAGCATTCAAATTAATAACCTACGAAAAGATATTAAAGCGTCATTATCAAAAGATCGAGGATTTGAAGATGAATTAGTTAACATCATAGCAAATCATTACAGTTTAATTATAAAGAAAGGTTTTGAAGTTAAAATAAATGGACATCTCGTCAAGCCAAATAGTACTAATTTAATTTTTGATGAGGAAGCAATAAAAGGCAATACGGATGGTATCGCCCCTTATGTTTATAGAAACGATTCAAATGGTGTATCAATCAAAGTTGCTGTTGGTTTCTATCGTAACCTGCCTAGCGAAGAAGAAGAGGAGAGTTTGTTATCAGGTCGTTCCACAACCGAAAAGGCTGGTTGGACAATCATATGCAATGACCGTGTAGTTCTTCATGCTGATAAAACCAAACTCACGGGGTGGGGGGAAGCTGGAGTCCCTCAATATCATACGCAGTTTATCGGTATTTCTGGTGTTGTAATATTCACGTCATCAAATGCTGAACTATTACCAATAACTACAACTAAACGCGGGGTTGATGGTAATTCTGAACTATATCTTTCTACCAAAGATTTCATGCGCGAAGGCTTAAAATTCTTTACCGACTTCACAAATAAATGGAAAAGTAATACAGAAGAAAGAAAACAACTTGTTAGCACAGCTTCTAATATGGTTTCGACGACCGAAACTGATTTTACAAAATCGATCCCTCAAGAAAACTGGTCTACTGTTCGACGCTCTATTGGAGGACAAGTTTTCAAACCAAAACTTCCGATGCCAAGAGATTCAGATCCACTACGCCAAATAAAGTTTAGCCGCAGACATAGTGAAATAAAATTGGTATCAGAATTTATTTTTGATGATGCAACTCAACCTCCTACCGAGGTTGGCCAGTTCTGTTTCGATGATTTTTTAAAGAAGGCTAAACAATGAGTACCGGCGGAAGTATCCCATATCACTTAAGGCAAAACAAAGCCATAGAAAGGAATCTTTATATCGAATCCTTAAGAAGACTTAACAACTACACAAATATATCCGAGTATGTATATATAGGATTCGGTGGCCCATTTCTTGAAGATTTCAAACAAGTTCACAATCTACTAAAAGTGAACAAAATGATCTCTATTGAAGGGGATGAAAACGTACATCGCCGACAATACTTTAACAAACCTCTATCATGTATAAATTTAGGTGAAACTCCCGAAATGAGCGGGGATTTTATTAACCGCTATAATTTTGATGATAAAACAATCATCTGGCTAGACTACGCCATGCCTTCTGAGTTAAATTCTCAATTAAATGAAATTGTTAGCCTAATTACAAAGCTTAAACCTAAAGATATCTTTAAAATCACTCTAAATGCCACACCTGAAACATTAGGCAAAGACCCAAATGAGCGAGATCCACGCGCATATAGATATCAAAAAATCGCTGAGATATTAACTGAAGATTTTCTCCCAACAAATACAACTGAGGAAGATGTAGGATTTAAAAAATACCCAACGTTGCTTGTAAATGCAATGAAAAGAGCAATAGGGCATGGTTTAAGAGGGCGAAGTGATATTAGAATTCATCCATTAACCTCTTTCGTATATAAAGATGGACAGCAAATGGTCACATTAACGGCTATAGTTCTCGAAAATTCAGATGAGGAAGAAGCTAAATTTATTGATTCTTCAAGAATTAGAAACTGGCCATTTTACGATGGAGAGTGGCGCAAACCTAAGAATATAAACGTACCAGCCATGTCTTTAAAAGAGAGGATACATATTGAATCTCTGTTACCTGAAGCAACAGTTGAAAATATTCATGACGACCTAGGTTTTTATATTGGCTCCAACTCATCAGGAGCCAATTCAGACCTCAGTAACTTTATCGAATACTACAAGGTCGTTCCATGGTATTCAAAGGTTCTTTTTTGACCTTGGAACAATATTCATACAATGGTAATAGCATAGCTTCAGCTACAAGCGGACTAACGCTATTACCAATCTGTCTAAAACTATGCCATTTTGTAGGGTGGAAACGAAACCAATCAGGGAATCCTTGCAGCCTAGCCGCTTCGCGCGGGGTTATCACCCTAGGTTGGGTCGGATGAATTGGTCTAACTGCTTGATAACTCCCTTTGTCGCTTCCAGTCCCAGCTCTTAATGTTGGGCAAAAACCATTGGGATTAAGTCGTTGCGATCTCGAAATTTTATCGGTTTCACCAAAAGAAAGCTGACCGTATCTCTTAAGTATTTCGTCATTGTGAACAGTTCCTAGAAATCCAGAAACTAATCCTTTTTTTAAGTTACAAATAGACTCAGCATCACCTACATTAGGAGGTATATGCCCCCAAAGTCTTTCATAGTAATAACCATTTTTATCCATTATTACAGAACGCCATCCCTGCTCTTCAGTCTGCCATTCTTTACTTATGACTTGAGGAAGCCCATGGAGTGCATCTTTTACAAGTGTTTGCTCAATAATATTTTTAGGGAAAAAATCAGATTCTTTTAGCTGATTTATTAAATCCTTCCTAAATCCCATGAAAAATATACGCGTACGCGTTGTTGGAGCTCCGTAATTTGATGCATTAACTTTAATCGGATGTAATAAACAATACTCATCTCTGACTAAAGAAAACGCTTCCTCTCTAACAGAGTTATATTTTTCATTCATAATCCCTGGAACATTTTCAGCCAGAAAACACATAGGCGATAGCTCACTCACCAATCTAAAAAAATGAATATATAATTCATTTCTAGAATCATCGGCATTCCTTTTACCAATAGTGCTAAAGCCTTGGCAGGGAGGACCGCCAATGACACAATCCACTTCAGTTACGGCGCATGCTGACAAAATATCTTTCGCTGTAAGGGAACTTACATCACGATGTAAATGAGTTGATTTTGGAAAGTTTAATTCATGGGAAAAAATAGCATGTTTATCTAACTCAACAGCACCAGCCAAGTTAAACCCAGCTCGCGTCGCCCCCAAGCTTAACCCGCCAACTCCAGAGAATAAATCAACTACATTCATATTCAGATAACCATGCTATAAATTCAACAAATGATCATGCATCATACCATTACTTCTGCTCTTTACTAAAGTCTTCATTACTTTCAAAGCCGGGCCAACCGGCCATGCTACTGAAGTAATTGAATGATTTATTATGATAAATTATCGTTGCGCCACGTGCCAGCGCCTGAAGCTCCCAGCGCTGCGGCGTGATGCCCTGCTGCGCCAACTCGAAGCGGATGCGCGGAATCTGCGCCCGTTCAGCTTTCGTCATTCGTCCTGATGGCGCTATCTGATGCGGTTTTAATGGCTCACCGCTTCTTTGTTGCCGGTTTGGCTGTGGCGCGTCATGTTTTAACGCGCCCCTGAGCGCCGTCACAACATCAGGGTCATCCCACCCGATAACGCCACTATCAATCAGATTTAACACCGCTGCGGCATGCTCAGACGGTGTAGGGGTCATAACCGGTACGTCACCGCCGGTGAGCTTTCCACAGTTATTGACAGGACTCCGAGGCGCGGTGATACCGCTTTTTAAAGTCAAAGGCTCAACGGCCAAAAGCTTTGGAACAATGCGCCAGTCTGCTGACCGGGTTACGTGGATATGATTAGCGCCTATATGCGGGGCATATATCCCGACGATGCGCTCTATGTCTTCTTCGTAGTCGTTGACCTCATCAGTCACGTTGCGGGCCACCCTGACGGTCTGGCTGTCGCGTGGCACATTCGCCCCACCCTGTGCAGCGATGTATAAATCGAATTCCCCCTCATCGGCAGCAGCGCGAGCTGCTTCGACGCGCTCGTCAAATTCTGATGCAATGCTGACACCGCGAGGCAGTTTTCTCAGTTCGCGATAAGCGCCCATTGTCGGCAGACCAATCGGTTTAAATTGAGGGATGCGCCACGTCGACGCCCACGCTGTCACTGCGGCAGCGGTATCTTGTAGCGGTTTGCCAGTGTCATGATCGAGCTGACCATCGAGGGCGTAACCGTCAATGTTTTTTGCGATGTACTTTGCGATATAGCCCGCCGCACCACCCTGATTGAGATGCTTCGCCTGAAAGCGCTGTTTCGAAGCGCCCCGCTCGTCACCGTCCTCTTTCAGAGCATAGCGACGCATGATTTCGGTAATTTGTTTACGCTGGCCGGGTTTGCAAAACAGCATCATGTGCCAGTGTGGCGTGCCATCATGATGCGGCTCAACCACGCGCATTCCATAAACCTGTAAATCGTTATCCTTAAATGCCGTACGTATCAGGCTCCAGATATGGCACAGATAACGCTGCGTATCTTTCGGGGTGTAAGCCTCATCATTCCAGCCATGATTAAGCTGAACGGTTTTTTCTTTGCCTTTTCCAACCTGACGGGTCGGGTGATATTTCGACGGCGCGGTCAGCGTGATAAACATCCCGACATCGCCCTCACCAGCGGCATAACGCTCGATACCTGCAATGGTGTTCATCAACTCCATTCGGCGAATTTCCGGGTTAGAAATACTCCCCATCACCTTACTGATGAGATCGATGCGCTCGCCGGTGACCTTATTTTCGAGCTCGCAGGATTTCAGGTATTCAAGGTTAGCCAGACGGCGAGAATGTACGTCACGGATGGCACTTTTGCTGGCATACGGTGAACGGTCTTTATTCACTTCACCGGCGGCGATGAGTAGCGATTCATGCCAGCGCATTCGCTGCGCCTTAAACTGGTTAATCCACCACTCATCATTGATAAAACGCGCCACGGCGGAAAATGCCTGGCGGATCGTCATCTGACCTTTGCGGTATTTCTTCCAGAAAAGCGGCGTGATGTTGAACGCACGGGCCGCGCCAGCGACCTGACCATAAAGGTGAGCCTGTGCCTCATCAGTAAACAGCGATTCTTTACCATCATGCGCTTCCGCCCACGCATCGCTTAATTCCTCATACATGATGAAAAATTGTGAGGCGATGCGTGCAGCAAATTTCTTCAGCTCTTTGTCATTCATCCCCGGCAGTCGGGCGTAATTCTCCCGCTCGGTCAGAAACAGCAGCGAGGCATCAGCATTCATTTCGTTACGCTGATTTACGCGCTCGATGCGCGGCCATAACCGGCGCAAAAATGTAGACTTGAGAAAATACAGCCCGTGCACCGGGCTTTTATTCCGGCGGATATAGTCATATCGCGAGGTAAAGAGTGAGCTCAGGAAATATGGCAGGTAGTCAATCTTTGACAAAACGCCTTGCACCTGACGCAGTTCGTCACGTGTAAGAGGTCTCTCTCGCCCTATGGCATCGCGGGGAGCATTGAAGGGATAAGCACTGACAAACGGCTCGCCGGTGCTTTTGGAAAATAGCGGTGGAGGTGTAGGGGCGTTGCGCCCCCTTCTTTCAACGGCCATTAACGCCAAATGCCTCAGCACACGCCTGACCGACTCGCTCAATCTGCGCAGCCAGTTCGGCGAAAGTGCGGGCCTCACCCGTTAAAGCATCATGCAGCATCAGACTCGAAACGAGCTGATTCACTTTCGGGTAATAGCCGACGACATCCAGCCATTCATTACCGGCATTCTTCCCGGTTTTGGCTGTTTTCTTCTCCTGCAAAATAAACTGAAACGGGTCACTGGTGACGACATAACGGTCACCAATCTCGATACGAATGCTCATGCCTGCCCCCGGAAGTGCTTTGCGTTAGCTTCCAGTAATGACTGGCAATAAACGCAGCGCAGCGCTGTCGGATGTGCGGCGCGGCGTGCTGCCGGGATAGGCCGATCACAATCGACACAAACCAATACCGCAGCGCCACAGGATTTCAGCCGGGCGGCGTCAACGTGACGGGCAAGTGAATCGGCCTGTAACTCCTGAACGTGATCCATATAATCTGGCATTGACTCCACTCCTTTATGCATTCAGCTTTTCGAGTTCAACCCGACAGGCGGCGCTAAACTCTTCGGTTAATTGGGTAAACTCGTCAAAACGGGTTATCTGCTTTAAATAGATGGCACGCTTCACCAGCAGGTTAACCATGTCCGACAAGAGGTTTAATGGGTTCGAATAAATGGCGATGACCGACTCAACTTTATTTCCCGTTTCTTTGTCACGTCTAATATCTGCCAATGTGAAATCACCACTTTTCATTAAGGTGACTTTTAGCCAGTTATTCAGTAGCGCAGATTTTTGCGAAACCATTAACAGGACTCCCCACGTAACAATCCAACGTCATGAAACTTTGTGGATTCCTGACTCAGTAATTCAACAATCTCGACCCTGTTCAGCTCTCGCTCAGCAATGTGGCGAATCAGCCCGTCAAGATGAGATGAGAATCGGGTCGCGGCGTCAGCCTGTGCCTCACTTCTGGCCTGCTGTAATAGCAGAGAAAACTTACCTGACTGATTTTTTGCTTTGGTCATGATGACTTTCTCCAGGCAAAAAGAAGCCACGCACATTTAAGTACGTTTAAAAGCTTGGCAGTAATTAATTAATGCAAATATTGTTCGGGTTTCACCGAGGTCATTATTGTCGGGGCGTATTCAAAAAGGCTGAATAACTCACGCAGTGCACGGAAGAGTTTTTCGCGCCAGTAACATGATTCCTCATCAATACGCCAATAAGGCTGATTAAATTCATTCTCAGTTAATCCGGCATGCATAAATAAAGAGCGCCGCTGACTGACAGTTAAATAACTGATATACACCACTTCACCTGCCCCAACCTGCCGACGCTTTGAAAAGGCTGTACGCATTTCATCGATGGCACATGCCAGACGCTCACGGTCGACGTCGTTCATTTCCTCAAAACGCATTGTCGCGTGACGCTGCTTTAACTGCGCATGAAAACAGACAGTCAGGCGCTCACGCTCCATCATTTTGTTGTAAAAATTGCAGCTATCCTGCCAGCGAGGCTGAGCCAGATGTTTTCCAATCAGGCCGCGCAGACCAGCGGGTTGTTTCTCTACAATACCGGGCGTCATCACAGCCATTTGCAAAACCTCCGGGTTTTTATGGAAGCGAGCGCTGTGCTGATCACGCCCGGCTTGCGGGTACGGATAATGATGCCTTTGCGCCCCCGACCGTGAGTGATGGTGAAGTTAATCGGGGCCGGACTTTGGTTACGTAAAAGTTGAGCAATGCAACGTGGTTCTTTCACACATTCGCTACGCTTCATACTCCGCCCCCTAAGCCGAGCCACATTAGCCATCCTTCACGTATTTCCTTCGGACGGCTTTCATAGGCAAGTTTCATTCCATTATTCCAGGCTGGTAGGTAGACCCAATATTCGCCAGCCCTGCCAGTAGCAGATTGTGGGTCAGTCATCTCTATGATGGGTAATTTGCCCTTTTCAATCATCCCCTTAACAGCGATCGGACTTTTACCTATCAGTCGGGCGAACTCCTGATAGGGAACTGCGTCACTGGCGCTCTCTAAAGACTTCTTCATCTGATACACTTCTCCGTTAGCGTTTTAATTGCTCTTAATGGCTTATAATTGCCTTTAATGTGACTACGAATGCAAAACACAGACTACGATAAACACAAAATTACGCAATAGGAGTAATTATGTCAATACACGTTTCAGAGAAGCTAAAGCTCATGCGTGAGTCGGAAAGATTAAACCGTAGGGAAGTCAGTGAGTTAACTGGCGTACCCTATAGTTCACTTTCGAGCTATGAAGGTCGTTCAAAAAACGCAGGTGTGGAATCCATCATGAAGATCCTCCAACACCCTCGTTTCATGAAGTACACCATGTGGTTCATGACTGACCAAATAGCACCGGAAGCTGGGCAGATTGCACCGGCTCTCGCGCACTTTGGGCAGCAGACAACAACGTCGTCCCACTCAGACCAGAAAACTGGCTAACCATTTACGGCGCTTATCTGTGCAGTAAATGCACGGTGAGTTTTTGTTATTTAAATCAGGAAATTGAAGTACGCAGTAACATCATCGGGAGGCTTTATGTCTGTTAAAAAGCTCGATGATGGTCGATATGAAGTGGACATCAGACCTGCTGGGCGCGACGGAAAGCGTATCCGCAGGAAGTTTGACAAGAAAAGCGAAGCTATCGCATTTGAGAAACACACGCAGTTCAATCACCACAATAAAGACTGGCTATCAAAACCGACAGATAAGCGGCGTCTGTCTGAACTGACCCAAGTCTGGTGGAATTTGAAGGGCAAGCACGAAGAACACGGAAAATCGAATCTCGGGAAAATTGAAATCTTCACCCGGATTACTGATGACCCATGTGCATTCCAGATTACTAAAGCACTTATCAGCCAGTACAGCGCGGCCAGGAGAAGCCAGGGGATAAAGCCATCAAGCATTAACCGAGATCTGACCTGCATTAGCGGGATGTTCACGGCACTGATTGAAGCTGAATTATTCTTTGGTGAGCACCCGATACGCGGAACTAAAAGACTGAAAGAGCAAAAACCAGAAACAGGCTATCTGACACAAGACGAAATCGCTCTGCTGCTCTCAAGGCTCGAAGGCGACAACAAAAAAATTGCAATCCTCTGCTTGAGTACAGGGGCCAGATGGAGTGAGGCGGCGCGATTGAAGGCAGAAAACATCATTCAAAATCGCATCACGTTCGTTAAAACTAAAACGAACAAACCGCGCACCGTTCCTGTCTCTGAGGAAGTGGCAAAAATGATTGCCTGCAACAAGCGAGGTTTTCTATTTCCTGATGCCGCCTATCCAGTCTTCAGGCGAACGATGAAGGAATTAAAACCTGATTTGCCAATGGGTCAGGCAACACATGCTTTGCGCCACAGTTTCGCGACGCATTTCATGATTAACGGAGGCAGCATTATCACTCTTCAACGGATACTCGGTCATTCGCGTATTGAGCAGACAATGGTCTACGCACACTTTGCACCAGAGTATCTACAGGATGCCGTTTTACTCAATCCTTTGAAGGGGGGTACTGACATTCAGAGTGTCCACATTGTGTCCACAGTGTAG